CGGCGGCTTTCACCTTCTCCTTCTCGCGTTCTTCCATTGCGAGGATTGCGCCGTGCTCCGGGCAGCACCAGCGGATCCGGATGTCATGGAATTTCGGCACGAAGTATTCACCGCATACTTTGCACTTACGGCGGGACGGTTTACGCATGGGAACCACCTTGAACCTGTACCAGTGTGAGGTTTCCGCAGAACACGGCACCGGTATCGATGTACATCTGGTTGGCATACTTCAGGGGCTGGCGCGCTGGGGTGTGGCCGAAGATAAACAGATCAGCACCGGCTATCGGCGATACAATGCCGTCCAGAGCGTCGCTAACCCGCTCACGATTCCAGATCATCATTTCTTCGGGTATTGGCTTATCGAACGCATATTCGTTATGCGGGTAGTCAGCGTGGCAGATAACGATTTTACGCTCAGCGGTAAACAGCTCGATGACGAGTGGCAGCTCAGCTGCTTTGTGAACCAGAGCCTTAGCCAGCACTTCTTTGTCATAGTCGAGATTGAAGAACCAGCCGCCACCATTTACCAGCCAGTGATTGACGTTCCCATACTCCGATAGCCCATCAATCATCATCTGCTCATGGTTTCCTCGCACGGCCCGGAACCAAGGCATTGTAATCAGCTCCAGGCACTCGACGTTTTCCGCGCCGCGGTCAACAAGATCTCCAACAGAGATCAGCAAATCACGCGCAGGGTCGAACGAAACTTTTTCGAGCTCATTCATCAGCAGCGTGTAGCACCCATGCAGATCGCCGACGACGAAGATATTTCGCCAGTCAGCGCCATTAATGCGTTGATACATGCTCATGCTGATTTTCTCCTCGCTGCGAGACGCAGCCATTTCTGATCCACCAGGCGGGCGGTGTAGTCTTTCAGGGTCGGGATATCTGATGGCTTAACCGCGGGCTTAGGCTTGCGGCGCGCCGGAACGCGAAAGATTTCGTTTGTGATGACGCGGGAAAGTGGAGTTGACATCAGGCCTCCTGCTTATCGCGCAGCACCTGAAATTCGCTGCTTTGAGGGATTGTGAGCACCAGGCCAAACTGAGCGCACCAGCCTTCCACCTGGCACATGAAATGGTGCATGTCGCCAGTGTCCAGATCGGACGTGTGGCGGAGTTCTAATTCAATCGTCTTAATTCCGGTGACGAAATCGGTGTACTCAACCTCTTCATAACCCAGATAAGTTTTTTTGAGGTTTCGCTTTACCCATGCAGGCGTTGCGTCAGTGCGCCCAGACTTGATCAGGTAATCGCTGATTTCCTCGTACCAGACATGGCTCAGACTATTTTGTGAAAGGCTTCTCTTCTCGTGCCAGTCTTTGAGTTGCAGGCGGAAGCACTTGCCACTTTCGAGGAGAGGCTTCAGATGCTGAGTGATAGCACCAAGGTTTCCACGGTGTAGCTTGATGCCGTCTTTGGGGAGAATCATACGGCCTCCTTAACGGAAACCGCAGAATGCAGAAAATCGCAGGTGCATTTCTGCATCTGTGACAAGGTGAGGAGTTCAGATTGTGGTCGCATTTAAGTCCCCTTAAATGCGCAGAAGTCACCGGAGTTGTTCAGGCTCCGATGACTTAATTATGGATGGATGATTATTGGAAATCAAACGTTGCTTGACGTTTAGTTATGCGTCGAATGGGTTAGGCATCGCGTACCTCCATACTTCGCTCAACGAGCCGCTTAATGCGACGATGAAGCTTTTCGTAACGCTCGGGGTCATCATGCTTAATGTCGTAGCCAGGATATGTCATGCCAACGTTGTCGAATTCGGGCTTTTCAGGTGGATAAAGCCTGTAAATTATTGCCCGCGCCTCGGCCTCTATAGCGGCGCGTCGGGATAGGTAACGGCGACCCTTAACTGATGAATGCCATACGGTGGCAGTGGTTGATGTGATCACGGCTTCACCTCCTGCTGCGGTGCTGCTGCCAGTAACGCTGCCCATATATCACTCATGCATCTTGTTTCGTGATATGCCTCCCATGCTGCGTCATCCATTGCACAGGTAATCTCCTTCGGAACCAGTACGTAACCATTCGGAATCACCGGAGAGTTGAGTTGTTCGGAATTACCGAACGACTGAAGCATGGCGGCGCGATAGGCGTTCCAGCCGACAGCTTTTCCGTGTTCAAACGCGCTGTCAAAGTCATCATCAATTTCCATCGCAGCGGGCACAGATACCGGCGCTGGCGGGGCGGTGTAAAGCGGCTTAATTTGCAAGGCTGTATCCGCTTTGTACGCAATCGCCTGTGTCATGTTTTCCAGAAGTTGCGTGCCAACCATATACGCCACAGGCTCTGCTTCGAGCGATGCCAGTGCTATACGCGCATTATTAATCAGGAGGCTATCAGCAGGAGATAAAACAACATGAGCGTTACCCTCCGCATCAATTTCAGAATTCGTAATTTTTCTGAACAGCTTTGCCAGTTCTCTGGTAATAGTGCTCATGGGCGAATCTCCGTCCTGCCACCAAGTAAGCGGATTGCCACTCGTTCCCGGAAGGTAAGCGGTCGATGGTGTCCGCGGGCATTAACAATTTCAGGCTTTCCATTAGGCGGATAATTGACCCTGACCGATTGACCATCTAGCGCGTGAGAAGCCTCGAGTAGTGCTGACTTTAAGTGCGCAGGGCACTCTTTCTGCACCCGCTCGCCGTCTGAAATGACACCTGCAATCCCCTGAAGCATGCTGGCTAAATTGCTGAGATAATTTTTCACATTCACTCTCCTTTACCGGTGCCATAGGCAGATAAGCACTCTTCAAATCCAGCCTGATTATCCGTTTGACCTAAACTGAAGCCATGCTGAAGACCATGACGAAATGCGCTATCTTGCAATTTATCTGCGCTATCGAGCTTCGCTTCCAGTTCAGCAATCCGCTCCTCATACCGAGCGCCAACGGAAACGGCTTTATGGAAGGCTTCGCACCATTTGGACGATTGCGCCTGCATCTTCTCCAGCTCATCCAGCAGCGCCAGAACGGTTTGTGAATGTATATCCATGTTGAACACGCCATGCTCTTGAGCTTTCTCTGCTGTTTTGCGCAGCGCCTGTTTGTTGAGTGCTGTCATTGGGCTGCTCCTTGGCTCTCGACTGCGCCATCCAGCAGAAACACACAGTCATTTTTGTGTTCGGCACATGACCAGAAAACCTCATCATCGCCACGAAAAATATCTACCTGCACCGTGGTTTTATATTTAGCCACTGCACCGCAACGACATTTCGCGGAAGTGTTTTTCTTTTTAGACAAGACACCTTCAACTCTCGGATATTTTCTCATAGCGAGGCTCCTTTGCGAAGCTGGGCGGCGATATCTTCGAGAACGCCATCAGAGAATGAGCGGTCAAAATCGCCTTCCGGCGCATTAGCCATAAACTCAGTAGAGGTAATAATCATCCTGGCAATATCCGCGGCGTTCTTCGCAGTATCATCAATAAAACCAGCTTCCCAGGCAGCCAGCATTCTGTTCGCCACAAAGTAAGCTCCCTCCTTGCGTGCTTCAGTCTTCACTTCATCCAAAAAAGCGTCGGTGACTTGGGTTTGCGGCATCCTTCCGTCTATTGCGCAGATATACGCATCAGATAGTTCACCCTGCTCGCCGTCAAACACGTAGCAACTCTGTACGATAAATTTATTCAGCCACGCATTCTCCGCAGCCAGCGCCGCGAATGTGGTTTCAACCACGTTAAGCAAAGTCGTAACCTCTTCAGGCGACATGTGCTCACCACATTCGGCATTCACCCTGGCATTTTTAATCAGATCTTCGTATTTGTTGCTCATACCCCTGCCCTCCCCCAAACCATCAATACTCGCTTCATCGCCTCGCTGTTGCGGCACTCCTGGCAGATCACGTTTGCCTCTGTACGCTGCACCAGCTTCGAATTTCCCTTCGGCATAGCCGGGATTGTTTCTGGTGCGTATTTCATGCCGTAATCGGTCAGCCGATAAAGCCGCTGTCCGTGCTTGCCTTCGAACTCGATCAGGCCGTCTGCCAGCAGCGTGCTTAACGGGCCGGAAATCTTTTTTGTGGTCATGCCGATCATGCTGGCAATACGAGCACTATTCAGCCCTGGGTTATTGCGCAGGGCCGCCAGCACCTGCTCACGGATTGTTATGGTCATGCTGCCCCCTTGGAACGGTAAGAATCCCAGGTGAATGACAGCGTGCACCCGCCGCCGTCGCTCATGCGGTCAATAACACGCTCACTCACGAACGCTGCCAACTCTTCTTTGGTCTGGTTGCTGATCAGGATGGTCGGCTTCATCCGCTCGTACCGGGTGTTGATGATTTCGAACATGATCAGCTTCTCGGCCTCGCTGCCGAACTGGACGCCAACTTCGTCGATGATCAAAAGGTCCGGAGTGGTGAAGTGCGCAATCACGTCGTTCTCGCAGCGCGTCGCAGTTTTCGACCACGTTGATTTGAACTCACGGGCAATCTTCAGCGCGGTGGTAAAAATTACCGGGCTCTGGTGTTTCTCGATGACATCACGGGCGATCGCCAGGGCAAGGTGGTTTTTACCGGTTCCCGGCTTGCCGCACATCACCAGACCACCTCCCTGCTTCAGCCGCTCGGGCCACTTCGCGGCATACGCCTGACAAACCCGCAGCGCACGTTCTGACTCCTTGCCAACCGGCTGATAGTTTTCCAGCGTGCACGTCACAAAGCGCTCAGGGATTTCGAGCTGACGCAGCAGGCGATCGATGTTCTGCTGGCGAGTGCGGTCTTCCCAACGCTTTTTCTCGTCATACAGGAAGCTCAGCTCATCGCGAAGGCAGCCCGGACAACGAGTCGGCGGCGACGGCAGCTTGATTAGGCTGCTGGTAAGCACGCGTTTACGCTGTTCGTATTCGCCGTGTTTCTCGCAAAGCACCGTTTCGAAGACGGTCTCGCAGTTAGGGAGTTGCTCTGGCGGCCTGCCGAGAACTTCCAGCATTTTTTCGATAGCGTCGATTTTTTCGAGCAGCTCCATACTCAGTCCCTCGCCCATGACGGGATTTCAGTCTGGCCATAGTCCTTGCCAGCGAAGTTCTCGGATACGCGAGTCTGATTGCGGGCTGGCTGCTTGATGCCTTTCGGTTCAAACAATCCCTGCCAGCCGTTCGCAATGCTCTGGTTGATGATTTCTTCAGGCTGATATCCGCTGCACTTGCAACGCTCGAGCAGGTTGATGGCCTGGGTAACCGTCTGCTGAGACTTGATCGGTTTCTTCAGGTCGCGACGATAATCGACCCATGACTTCCAGACTGAAACTGACAGCCATTCAGGAAGCTCAACACCGGCCGGATCGAACGAAGCCGGTTTGGGGGATTTAGGGGGTTTATTAATATTGTCTTTATTGTCTTTTGTATGTTTGTCTTTTGTGTTTACCTGATTTGGGTAAGTGTCGTTACCTGATTCGGGTAAACATTTCTTACCTGATACGGGTAAATTTACCTCTTTCAGGTAAACTTTATTTTCGTTACCTGATTTGGGTAATTTCACCCATTCGCTGACCGCTTTGTTAATCCCCACAGTTCGCCCGATTTGGGTAAATACCCCGCGCTTAACTAACGCGCTTTTAGCAGCAGAGCATTTGTGTGGGAGGATGCCGGTCAGGGCAGATAACTGATCATTGCTTACCCAGTCTGCCTTTTTGTTGAAACCGTATGTTTTGCGCATTACTGCCATGAAGACCAGCAGCTGATGCTGAGACAATCCAGCCAGCATGACAGCCTCCAGAAGTTCATTGGCGATGCGCGTATAGCCATCATCAAGATCTGCCACGCGCGGCTCCTTAGGTGCCACGTCAGGCACAGGGAAATTGATTACTTCGGCAGTGTTTGCCATAATTGCTCCTGTGAATTGATCCAGTTAATTCCACCTGAAAGCCGTTGGTGTTCCAGCACCGCGGCTTTTGCCCTTTCTGCGTTCATGCTTCAAAATCTCCCTTCACTCCATCCCTGCTAGAAATCAGGATGGCGAGCAGCAGCGACATGTTCGGCACCAGGTTATCCCGCCACCGGCTTACGGTTGATTTGTTCACGCCAGCTACTTCGGCGATCCTGGTTGTCCCAAGATCTGCGATTTGCCGCTGCACCCAGCTCTCAATTCGTCGTGCCTCCGCTTTGTTGCGTGTCGTTAAGGTCTCCATTTGCGATAATTCCTCTGATTTAATTGGTTATGGCCGCCGGTCAGGCGGCATGTGAATCTTGTTTAATTCGGTCAGGGTTAGCTGCTTGACGGAGCCATTCAGCCGTAAACTGCCCATTTGATGCGTCAGCCAAAAGCTGCGAATAGTTGGTTTTCTCTGTGTACTCAGTACGAGGCAGCGCCGCGTTCTTCACCCACTTGTGAATAGCAACGTTCGATAGGCCACACAGGCGAGCAGCAGCGGTTTGACCGCCTACAGCTTCGATTGCAAATTGCATTGGGTTCATAGTGTTTTCCGTTAACTATATTAACTACGAGTTAAGGTTATATCTTAACTGACAGTTATGTCAACTCTAATTGATAATTAACGAATGGTTAAAAAAGACGATTTAAAAGAAGAATTCTCGAAAAGACTTCGCGCTGCATTGCTTGATGCTGGCGTTGGTGGTCGTGGGCAGGCTGGTAGGATCAGAGAGGCTATGAAGTCCCAAGGAATTACTGTATCTGAGCCCGGGATCTGGAAATGGCTTAACGCATCAGCGATACCAGACCAAACCAATATCCTTGCCCTTAGCCGCTGGCTTGGGGTACGGCCTGAGTGGCTTGAATACGGAAGGAATGATCCCGAACCTGAACTGCGTAGGGAGTCATCTATCCCTCCAGAATCTGAATGGGGAACTGTTGACGCCTGGGATAAAAACACACCGCTTCCTGCTGACGAGGTTGAAGTGCCGTTTCTTAAGGATATTGAATTTGCGTGTGGCGATGGACGCGTACACAGCGAAGATCACAATGGTTTTAAGCTCAGGTTCTCAAAGGCAACCCTCCGCCGCGTTGGAGCTAACACAGATGGGTCTGGCATCCTGTGTTTCCCTGCTACTGGCGACAGCATGGAACCTGTGATACCGGATGGTACGACTGTAGCCGTCGATACGAACAACAAACGCATAGTTGATGGGAAACTGTATGCCATTGGTCAGACAGATGGCGGGAATGGTCAACTCAAGCGCATTAAACAGCTGTATCGTAAGCCAGGTGGGAAGCTGATCATCCGCAGTTACAACAACGACTCCTACCCTGATGAAGAAGCTGACATTGATGATGTTGAGATAATCGGCCGCCTCTTCTGGTACTCGGTATTGCTGTAGCGGTGGCCTGAAGAGACGTTTGGTTAAGGCCAGCAACGGATCACAACAAACACATGGGGCGGCGGATTAAGGGTGATGGAGAATCGAAATAAGTTGAGGTCAACATGAACACGTTCAGCATAATCGCGATACCTTTTTTTGCCCTTTCAGTGGTTCTGTTGACTCTTGGCGCTACCAGGAAGAACCAAGCCAGCTTCATCGTTGGCGGCGTGTTTATGGCGTCATGCGTGGTTAATGCCATTATCGGCATGTCTCTTTGAGCGCTATGAGATCAGGCATCCTCGTTACTTTGTCATGTGTGACAGCCTGGTATGCACTCTGCGAGCTTTGATGTGGTTTACCACTTTAATAGTCACCGTATCACTAAACTGATTAGCTTTACTCATACTCTTGTGGATTCGCTATTTCTGATGTCAATGCAAAAAAATACTAAGGAAACAAAAAGGATACTTATGTCAGATAACACTATTAAAATCATACCTCAGCACATGACCGCCACATCAGTTCTTATTACGCCTGATCGTGCTGAAACAATCATTACTTTTTACCGCCATGAATTTGAGCATCACATGCAGTCTGATGAGCAAGGAAAGAATAGCTTCCAAGTAAAAGTTGAGTTGACCCCTAACATGTCAGTCTCAATGAGCCCGGATCAAGCTGTTGCATTAGTAAAATCATTACAGGTAGCTCTCAGGGATAATGGGCTATGGAAAGACTGAAGCCAGTTTCTTCAGTTCAACCTACCTCAGGAACAACATCATCAGTTCTTCCAAGTATTATAGTTAGTGCAACCCTAGCAGCGACAACCGTTTCTCCTTATGGGGATCCATCTCAGTACCAAAGTATTGGTATTGATGCTAAGGTATCAAATAGAGTTTCATACGCCATGGACGAAACGGGTTTGCGCCCAAGTAAGGAAGATGTAGCGATGAAGAGTGATACCCTGGAGGTAAGCGTGAGCGGAATGTCCAGAGAAGAACTTGACGCAAAGCTTTCACAAAACAAATCAGAGGTAGAGTCTATTGCTGCGGAAATGCGTCGCGAATCAGCTGACTTTAAAACCTATTATACTCAGCAATTTTCTTCTATTGAGAGAGGTATTGCTGAAATTAAAGGTGAAATCGGCGGTTTGAAAACGGGACTTACAACGACTCAGTGGGCGATGGCCGTTGGCTTGACTTTAGTTACTGTGATTCTGTCTGGCGTGATGTTAGCCTCAAGTTGGATTATCTCCGGCAATGACAAGTCACCATCAGTAACCAGCCCGGCTCCAATTATAATACAGGTACCGACACAGCAACCATTAACGAGCGCTCCAACTAACCAATCGTCATCACAACAAGCTCCTAAGCAATAAATAAACCCGCCCACCGCGCCGGGTTTTTATTTGCCCTTCCGTACCATCTCAGCCGCATCCCGTAGCACCCCCTTGTGGATCACGTTCCCGACGGCTTTACGCTTCCCTTCCAGAAATCCCACAATGTTGTCCTTATTGATTTCAATTCCGTTATAAACCAGCTCGAACACTACGCACCCAACCTCTCCAGCCATGAAGGCCATTCGTTCATCTGCACGTTCATCTCGTTCCATAGCTACCTCCTGATGTTTTTTGCAGCATAGCACGTACTGCACAAATCCATAACAGAACTAAATTAACCAATAAATCATAACCTTAATAACCAATGGCAAAATAATTAACCAATGGTTATTGACTGAAAATAACCATTAGTTAATAATCAGCTCATCGAAACGAAACATCGACAGCTGAGCGAAGTTAGCCAGCGGCGGACAGCAAGTCGCCTGCTTCTTTAACAAATCAGACTGAGTGACAGGCAAGCCGTAGCTCTCCTGGCAAAAAGAAATGGCACCCGATGGGATCGAGGTAAGCACTGAGTCCGTATGCGTACGGTAGGTGTAGAGGACCACGCTGCGATGAGCTGATAAGTCACTCAATTTGAAGCGCTCCGATGATGGGGCGCTGATTCAACTTAGAGGAGTGATTCAAATGAAGAACTAAAGCGGACAGACCGCAGCCTAAAGGCAATGCAGCAGTAATGATGCTGCCCTGAGTCGCCGAATGGCGAGCCTGTGTAGTGATGGGTCAAGGTTCTTATATCAAAACAAGCTCCGGTAAAGCAGCGCGAACGCCAGACGCGCACCGGTTATGAGCGGCGATGAGCGACAAGGTCTCAAGGGCATGTGCGCGGCCACTGCGAGAGTGTGGCGAAGTTTACCAGCAGCTCTTTGCGAGGGGCTGACGGTAAACAAAAAGAGGAGTGTGTATGGCAGATAAAAAAACGGCGCCACTACTGCTTAACGTAGACGCCAGCG